GTCACTCCGCTGTTGGCTTCCGTCTTATACCCTTTTGAGGTATAAGTGCCCACCCACCTATCAGAAAAGCGCCATTGTAGTATTCTTCAACTAGACGGTTGCTGTACAGCAAAAGAAAAACAAAAGAAACATGCCGTAGCAAATTAGTGCATGCACACTAGCTGCGAGTTGTCTTCAAGCTGGCACCGGTCTCGCGCGCGCCAAATAAGGCGCCACTTCTGCAAAAGCGGACTTCCCTTCCGCTGCAATGCTTTCCACGTCGTGCAAGACGTCGGATGCCATACCAGTAGCAGAGTGAATAGCGTTCACTGTGTTTTGTGCCGCGACGGGCACTGAGGTCATCGCCTGACCGGGGATGGTGTCCAAAGCGTGTCTGGTGTACCATGCAGCACGTGGTGTGACACTGAAGTACTGTGACTTGCCACAGTCGATCAACACAATGATGGTCGACATGGGCCTCTGTACATCAGCAGTAGTAGAGCCACCGACCCACTGCGCAATGTGAGACATGAAACCGTTTGGCGCCGAGACTGCGCCTCCCCACTCCGTGTAGGTCTCATAATCGGTCGAATTAACCACGTGACTAATGATCTCCCTCTCACGTGGAAAATCGACCAGATCGTACTTCTTCACCTGTGAATTAGCACGTACCGTGCCCGCGAAATCATTCCAACTTGCATTTGACAATGCACCAACTGTCGGAAATGGAGATCCAGGCAAACGGATGCGCTGGTCACAGTTGAGTATGTAGACCCTGCCTCCTCGGTCAAGCATTGGTGTGTTGCAGCAAAGTCCCAAGCTCATCTTCATCGCACGACCAGACGTGGCTCCCCCGACCGTAGTGGACGATGCCGACAACGCCGGGTTGTTGAACACGTTCACAGTGGGGAAACCGGCCACAGCAGTAGGATCCCAGATCAAGTCAACACCGCAACATGCGGTCTGACCGACATTCGTGAAGAAACCCAGGTAGGTGTACAGCGCAGGGCATTGGATGTCGTTGCCCGCTCCATAGATGGTCCGGTTGCTCGCGGCAACGCCGTGGAACGGGAAAGCTTTGCCCTCGTGCCGCATACCAGGCACCGGTTTCTCGTGCGAGGCACTCAGCATCCTGGCCATCCGGGTCAAGTTGCTTGGTCCTCCAGCACGTTGTTGTCTGGGTGCTGCTTTCGGTCGTGGTTGGGGTTTGT